AGTAAAACGTCAGGATATTGCAAATATAGGCGAGTTTATTAGGTTTGCGCGTGTAGCTCAGTTGGATAGAGCGACGGCCTCCTAAGCCGTAGGCCGCAGAAATACCCCGCTTTTACCGTCTAAAATCCCTAGGAAAAACGCACAAAAGTGAATTATCCCGAAACGGCGGCAAAGTTAGGGATCACCTAGGGATCACCGTGACACGTTCAGAGGGTTGCCAGCCATAGACCCACCGCCGTGCCGCACCCTGCGCCGGTGGCATAGGCGACCATCGCGGCGGGGCCGTTCGCACGCGACGCACTGCGCGCGTTGAGCCACCACACGCAGCTCAAGAGCGTCGCGACGCCAATCGCCGACCAGCGGCCGTCAGCGAGCAGGCGCGTGTTGAGACTCACTAAGCAGACGACCAGCGCACCGCGCGCCCACACGTCAAGTAACAGTGTCATTTACGGCTCGCGTACTTGTATGCCAAAAACGCCCACGCTGCGATCTTGACCAGGTCGGTCACGTCGCCGCCGCGTGCGCCTGGACTGAGAAACCGCCGCGCCTTGTAGACAATCTCGCCGAGGGCGTGATGCTGCCCGCCGGTCATCTCGGCGACCGCCTCGTAGAGGAGGTTGTCACCGCTCACGCCGTTCGCGTTGTAGTTCTTTTCAACGGCCGCGCCGTCGAGCATGTGGCGCACGTCGGTAATAAAGTCGTCGAAACTCGGATTAGTCAGCCAGGTCGGCGCGACGCGGGCGGCCTGGTTTCTTTCTTCGGAGATATTCGGCATAGAACAGTTGGATCTCGTCGTCGGAGAGAATGTTGCGCAGCGTCGTGACCGTCCGACGGATCGATCTCTCGCTGCGGGTCGGAAACATGCGGTGCAGGAGTTCATGCACCACCGTATCGACCGTTTGGTGGCTTGGGTTGATCACAATGTCGCGGCCGACGCAGACGCCGTCAACCTGCGCATCCTTTGCGACCAGATACGCCTCGGTGATCGGCGCGGCCCCGAGTTCGGCCCACAGGCGCAACCACAGTGCCCGCCGGTAATCAGTCGGCGGCGGCGTCATAGACGTAATACCGGCTGCGGTTGATATCGGTGCGGCCGCTCGCGTCCTGCACGATCCGCGTATAGCCGAGCGTGTTCGGTGAGCCGCGCACGTCGCTCTTCGCCTGGTAGTTGTGGTCGTGACTCAAGCACGGTGCCTGTATCAAGTGGCAGCCGGTCTCATGGTCATACGTCATGCCGCCATAGTGGTTGTGCTCCTGGACAATCACGCGGGGCAGCGTGGCGAGTTTGTCCGACCAGCGTCGCGTCCACCGCGCCACGTTTTCGGCGGGGCGCATCTTGACCTTGCTTGACGTCTCGCCGTGCGCAAACGCGCAATCCCCGATCATCGTGAGCCACCGCGACTCGTCAAGGTCTTGCAGCACGGGCGTCGCGATGTGAATGTTAGAGATCCCGTGCTCGCGCCCGAGTCCCTCGCAAATGAACCGGATTGGATCGTAATTGACAAGAAACATCATGTAGGGCGGGATGCGCGATCCGAAGTAGCGGCGATATCGGTCGCAGTGGTTGCCGAGGTTGCAATACACCCGATCATAAGTTTCGGAAAGATATTGAAACAAACGCATGGCCTGCTCGAACTCTGCGCGCGGTTCGAGAAACTCGGTCTCGATAAATCGCGACGCCGCGCCGCCGTTAAAAAAGTCGCCGCCAATGACGCAGTCGGTCGCGTCGAGGTTCTGATTGACGGCCCACGCAAACGCGGTCTCGTTTAAGTAGGGCACATGCCAGTCGGTCGAGTGAAAGATGATCCGCTCGTCGCTGACGTCTGAGGTCGGCGGTTTTGCCGTCGACGTGCGCGACCGCCCGATCCACTTGTTAAAGGTTTGCCAGCGGTCGTCGAACAGCGTCGAGTCGGGCACGTCGCCAAGCGTCCACACGGCCGCCGCCGTGGCGGTCACCGGTGTCGGCGGTGGTGCGACGACGTCTGGCTTGATCGCGGCTTTCCAGCAGTCGCGGCATCGGGTCGCGTTTGCCGCGCGCGGGCCGCCGCAGTCGGCGCACACTTTCGGCGTCGCCACCGACTCGATATTGAGGCGTTTGTAATAGCACCGCTTACACCGCTGCGCGAGCGGACTGATCGTGTGCTTATTGCACTCAGGGCATTTGCGCGGCTTAGGCATCAGGCCACCGATCCTCGACCATCATGCGCGCCAAACGTTCGCAGCGCGTCGGCGTCTGCTCATGCCAGCGGCTCGCGATCATCTCATCGGCAGCCGTGTGCCAGTCGCCGGCCGCAATAGCCGCGCGTGTGTTGGTAAACGCCGCAAAACCAGCGCGGCCGAGCTGGAAGTGCATGTCAACGATCACGGCCTGCCGCACGTCTGACAGATCCGCAAACCACCGATACCGCTGCGCCGAGACGCGCGCCGCGCGCAGATCGTTGCCCAACATGATCTCGGCTTCGTTGCGCCGCAGGCCCACGTCGTCGAGGTTGCGGCCGTAGCCAATCGTCAAGACGCCGAGCGAGTCTTTGTAGGGTTTGAGCCGCAGACCTTCATGCGCCGCGACCAATTCCTGCACCGTTCGCGCACGCATGGGTCGTCAGTCGGGTCGAGCGTCGGCGCGTTCGCGGGTTTCGATCACCTTGAACAAGGCCACCACCGCGTCGATCACCTTCTCGGTGCAATCCCGCACGGCCGCATCGTCGAGGATGTTGCGCCCGCTCGATGCCTCGGCGACACTGAGGCCGTCGCTCACGAGATCCATCGCATACGTTTTCTTTTCTGCGCCGCGTGCCTCGGTCAGCCGTTCGGCCGCCGTGATCGCGTTGACGACCAAGGGCAGCACTTTCAGCGCGCCGGTAAGAATGCCGATCATCTTATTTTCCTCCCCACGTTATAGCCCAGGACACCACGCCGCTCACCAGTGCCGCGATGCCTGCGCCCCATTTTGTGGCTGTCGCCCGTCCGGTCGCGTCAGCCTGCGCCTCGCGGTCTTCGAGCACCGCGACCCGTGTCTCGGTCGACCGCACGCGGCCATTGATCGCGTCGAGTCGGACCACAATCCGGTCGGCGTGGCGATCAAGTGCCTGGTCGAGTGACGTCAGGCGGGCGTCAAACTCGGCGCGCGATAAGTCGGTCATGGTGTCGGCTCATCCGGCCAGACGACCGTCGTCGGATCGGCGGTGTCTTGCGGCACGTCGCGCAACGCCTGCCGATAGGTGCGCCAGGCGTCCACGGTCGCGGCGTCCAGCGGCGCGTCGGTGAGTTGCGTCCAATCGCACGCGACAAGCCGCCGGTTGCGGTCGAGGCGCAGCGTGGCCCACGCGGCCGCCAGATCAGCGGCGGCAATGTCGAACCCGTCGATCACCGGTTGGGCGGCAAGTTGCTGATCGGGCGGGTCAACGGTCCACGTCGACGGATCGGTGCGGTCGCCGATGGAAACGCCGACAATCGTCACGCCCGCCGCGCGACAGGCGTGATCAAGTGCTCTCGCTAGATCGGTCATGCGTCAATGCTCCCGTAGATGCCGCTCTGTGTAATACCAGCCCCGTCGCCATACCATGTGGTAGTTCCAATCGCGGTAGATTTCTCCACCCAAACCCACCACTGGAAACCGACGGCTGGATACTTTGTGAGGTTTGCGTGGACCGCTTTCGCGTTGTAGGTGGCAATCTCCGGCGCACCGTACACGGTCGAGTCGTTCGCACTGGTCCCGCCTTCGTCGATGCCCACTTGCACCGTGCAATTGTTGTCGCCGATGGTGTTGGCTGCGAGGCCGATCACGTTCAGATCGATCAATGCCTCGGGCCACCCAACGCAGGTGTCGACCTGGTTCGCCGTTGACCCGTTCGCTTGTCGATACGTCGCCGTCGTATACGTCCAGGAGTCGGTTGTTTCGAGCTTTTGCAGTGGGCGGGACACACGGTTGTAATAGTTCCAGAGATACCGCTTAACCATCGTGTCTTCTGTTTGTCCACCAGCAGCGTTGATATAGACGGTGCCAAGATAGCGACGAGTTGTGGCACCAGATTTCACCAAAACACCGTCTTGATATACCAGGCCCGTCGCGCGTGTGGTGTTGTTGGTCCAAATGACTGTCTCGATGGTCACCGTTCCAGAATTATTGTAGGCAAACACGTCGTAAGCCTTAATCGCGGTAAACCCACTTAGGCTAATCGTGATCTCGGTGAACGTAAACAGATCCCACGCGCTGCCGTCGTAGAGCGCGATCTTGTTGCCGGTATACGGCGTGTAATAAATCGACGTCGCACCTGACACGTCGGCCACCGTCACCGGCGTGCCGCTGGTCGCGGTCAGCCGCCCCTCGGCCACTCCCAACGGCGACGAGACGGTTGCCCACGATGGCGCGCTGCCGGTGCCGTTCGTCTTGAGGAATTGCCCCGCCGTGCCCGCCGCGACCGTGTCGAGCTGCGTCGCTGACGACGCAATAACGATATCGTTGGCCGCCTGGCCTGACGTCGCGATCCCGCCGTCGCGGAGTGCTTTACTGTTGCCGCTTGCACCAAGATTTTCGTTCCAGATGGCCGACGTTATGGTGTCGCCCGTTGATCGATCACTAACACTAGTCCACCCCATAGATCACCACCCTAGAATTGTTGATTCGCCAAGCTCGGTTCGTCCTGTCGTGCCCAGGAGCCACATCTGCCACGTTGACGCCGGCGCAAGGCCGAACCTGCATGTAATCCACGGCCCCGCGCCGACTTCGAGCGCAACCGATTGAATGACCATGAGCAGCGTCGACGCCCCGATCTGCGTTTCGGTGATACTGATCATGTCGCCAGGTTCGCGCGCGAGTGCCTGCAACAGCAGATCGTCGGAGTCGGCCGCCAAAAACTCAATTGAGTCGAGCATCGCAGTACCACGGTCGTTGTAGTTCTCTTCGACGGTATCGGCGTAGTCCTGCGCGTTGCTCGCTGAGCCCATATAGCGCAAGTCAATCGTCAACGCCTTGTCGCCGTAAGGTTGCGTCGACAGTGCCTCGAACTGCTGCGGCGACCGCTGATAGATCCCCTTGCCGCGTATCTGTAACAGCGGCACGCCGCCGCTGGTGACCAGGTAGACTGTCGCGCTGCCGTTATTGGTGATCGCCAGTTGCGCCGTCGAGGCGTAGGCCGTGCAGACAATCGCGAGATCCGACGAGACGTCGCTGCCGCTGCCGTTCTCGTTGGGTCGGCCGCCGTAATCCGTATTCGCGACCAGGGTCGTCACGACGGCGGTCGCGCCGATCAAGGTTTTCGTATCGTCGGGATCGCGATAGGCGACCTGCATCGTCAGCGTCTTGCCTGCGCCGACCGAGACGGCGGTGCCCGTCGTCGCATAGACGACCGTCGTCGCCGCACTATCTACCAGGCGCGGCGAGATCGTCGTGCGCACGTTATTGACCAGCTCATCGACGCTCGCGTTGGTCGTCAACCCGTGCATCGTTTCGTTAAACGTAAACGCCGACGCGCCGGTGGCGCGCGTCTTGCGCGACTGGAGCACCAGCGTGCCGTCGCCCTGCATAAACACGACCCCATAGGCAGACACCGCAATATCTCGAATGACCGCCAACGCCTGCGCGCCCGTGCCGAGTTCGTCAAAGCTATACGGCATCGTTTCGACACCGGTCGCAAAATCACGCGCCACGGGCTGCGCGTTTGCTGGCAGCGCGTCGCACACGGCCGTCAGCAGTTCCGATTCGGTCTTATTGACCTGGACCGCAATCGAGCGCAGCTTGGCCTCGGCCAGATCGCGCACGCCGTCGTAGCTGACGACGCGAACCTTGTTCATGCTTTCGTATCGCCCTGGCACGGGATTCGCGGCGCGCAGTTTGCCGTAGTGGCGCATGTAGACGATGCGCGCGGTTTTCGTGCCGCTGGCCGGTGTCGATGGCGTCCCTGGCACGGCATAGGTAAACGTCGTCGCGCCGGTCTTCGTGATCTTGAAGGTGCCGTTGTACTGCGATTCGCCTGCGCCCGCGATGGTCACCCAGTTGCCCGTTGACCAGCCATGTGATGATCCGGTGGTCACAGTGGCCGTCGACGATGAGCGCGTGATTGAGCTGACACTGATCGCGGTGTCCGACGCGCGCGCCATGTGGACGCGGATCGGTGCGCCGAACGTCCACCCACTTAGCACGTCAGCGTGCGAGGGCGAATACTTGGTGCCGGTGACGGTAAACTGGCACTGACCGGTCGAGCTGACGACGTCGAGCGGTTTATCACCGGCGATGCCGAACTCAATCGACAGGCCGTCTGCGGCCACGGTGTCGGCCGTGATGTCGGTCCAGGTATCGGTTGCCGTCTCGACCTCAACGGTCAGCTCACACGCGGCCCCCATCAGCGCACCATGCTCAAGCTATCGGAGAAGGCGAGTTGCATCGCGCGCGGTTGATCTTTCAGCAACCGCTCAATGCTGCCGAGCCGCGCGTTGACTTCGGCCAGATCGGCCAGTTCGCGACTCGCTTCGGCGAGCGGTGTGATCCGCTCGAACCCGTGCAGCATCGCAGGCGTACCGCTGCCAAAGTTGACAAACTCGCCGCCAGTGCCGTGTCGGAAGGAATAACCCCCCATGCCGCCCGTGTAGCGTTGCTGCTCCTGGCGCGTTTGATAATGCACTTCGGCGTCGATATCGATCTGTGTGGGGATCTTCGCGATCTCGCCGTTGAGCTTGCGCACGTTTCCAGCGGCGTCAATGAGTGCGCCGTTGAGATTTTGGTTGATCGCCTTGTCGGCGAGTTCGGTGCCTATGAGCCGCGCGATCTCATCGACCTCGACGCCGAACTTGATCAGGAGTTGGATTAGTTCCTGGAACTGGAGTTGCCCCGCCGCACCGGCGTCGTCAAAATTCGCCGCGAGGTTCTTGAGCACCGGCCCCAACGCGCGCATCGCCTGGGTCGTCGTAATCTTGCCAAGCTCGACCATTGAGAACAGATCGCGACCGGTGCGGGCGACCTTTTGAAACCCCGTCGCCATGACGCCGCCCTGCGCCTCGGTGATCTCGCCCAGGTGCAACAGGAAGGCCGTGTGCTTGTCGCCAATCTCTTCGGCCGTGTGCGCAATCGCCGACGCCATCTCGCCACTGAGCGCGAACCCGAACCGCTTACCGATCTTCCGTATGTCGCCCTCGGCATCTTTGCCGAAAAATCCCTTAATGCCGCCCCAAATTCTCTTGAATCCCGTTTTCAGCACGGGGCCGAGCTTTTGTAGACCCTGTATGGCGAGCTGCGTGCCGACGTTGATCAGCGATGAGAGGCCACCGGTCAGGATCGATCCGAGCTGTTCCGAGAAGCCGGTGCCGATCTTCGTGAACAGCCCCATAATCCCGTTGCCGCCGGTGATGCCTTGACGCAACCCGAGCAGTGACGCCTTGAACCGTGAGAGGCCGCTAACGGCCTTCTCCGACGAGACTTTGTTCATGTTGAACACTTGGTTCAACATCGTCGCGCCGTCTTTGAGCCGCAGCGCGTCAAGCCCCGCCATGCGATAGTTCTGCGAGAGGTGCGCTAACGCAGTCCCGACGCCTCGGGTCGCGGCTTTCCCTTCGACGCCGTAGGCGGTGAAACTCTGCGCAAACCGGCCAAGCATACGCACGCCCTCGCGCGCGCTGACGGTTAACTGCCGCTCTTGCACGTTCAGATAATTGAGCATACTGTCGCGCGCCCGCGACATGCTGAGGCCAAGCGTCGTGAAACCTGCGCCGAGGGCTGCGACGCTAGAGGCAGCCGCTTCGCCCACCGTCTCGACGTCTTCGAGGTCAGGCACCAGCACCTCAAGCTCATCGGTGAGCGCGGCGGTGGCCTTTTTGGCCGGTTGCACCCCGTCATCGGTGAATGTCTCAAGCGCGTCGGCGGCCTTGCCAAACAATCGCTCAACAAACTGAAACGCCGGCGCGAGTTTGTCCATGACCGCGCCCGCGATCGTTTGCACCTTCTCGATCACCGCACTGATCACCGACCAGAGGTTGTTAAACGTGCCAATGACGGCCCCGCTGATCAGTGTGGTCAGGGCGTGAATAATACGGCGAAAGTTTTCTGATTTTGTAAAGAGCAGCGCGAAGAGCGTGACCGCTGCGCCCATCGGCGACGCGAGACGCACGACGCGACTCGCAAACGTACCGACGTGTTTCGCAAGCGAGATCACCAACTTGCCGCCACTCTTGAAGAACGGCCACAACTGGCCAAACGTCAGCATGACCGTGCCCACGACGACCGCCAGCGGCCCCAACGCCGCGACCAGGGCGGTGCTGCCGACGATCAGGTTTTTGGTGCCTGGGTCGAGTGCCTCGAACCGCAACGCCAGTGCGTTGATGCCAGCGGCGACGCGGTCAATGACCGGCAGAAAATCGAGCAACGCCTGTTTGAGCACGCGCCCAAACGGCGCGAAGGATTGCGTCGCGCGGTTGCGCAGCACTTGCAGCGTTTCGGAGAATGTCCGGTTCGCGTCGGTCGCAGCGTCGACCGAGCCGACACTGTCACGCAGCAGGTCGTCAAGGTTCTCAAGCGCAAACGCCCCCTGGCGGATCGCGGTCGTCATGCGCTGCGCACCTTCCGCGCCAAACGCCTCGGTCGCTATCGTCAGGGCGCGCGTTTCGCTGCTGGCCGTGCGAATCTCATCAACGGTCGACGCGAGGGTGGTCTTG